GACCACTAAATCCGGATCCATTTCGCAGGTCGCCGCGATCTGGAGCACCTCCGGCTTTTCAGCCACATGGTGCTCGATTTTCAGCCATTCTCCGGCCATGTTATTTCCTTCCCTTCATAGTGTTTGCATTCCGCTCGATGTATTTCCGCACCTTCTCCATGTCCGCCTCCGCCTCTGCCTGTTCTGCCAGCGAGTAAGTGTGCCGGTAGTTCGGCAGCGGCTCGGCGCGCTGAATGCGCGGCCCGATCGGGCAGTCGTTCAAGCAAATGGAGAGGCGGAGGGAGAGGTCGGAACGCATTTTATTTTTCTATCTCTGCAATTATTTGCGCCAATTCTCGTGCGGTCATTTGGCATGGCTTGAAAAAAACCACCTTTCGTCCTGTCACCTTCCAAATAGCTTCATCATTAAGAACGCGGTTTTTTATTTCGTTGTCTGTTTTTTGAGATTCGATATAAGCTCTCTGCGCAGGCAGTGACCTAATAGCATCTTTTGCAAAAACTTGCTTGCACTGTAACGGTGTTAAGTTTGCTATTGCTACTTTTAGTGTGCTATGCCCCTCGTCCCCCATAACTAAAAGCTCGACTCCATCATCAACTGCTCGTGACTGTTCGCTGTATGGCAATTTTATAACATGCTTTGCAGCAGGATAGTCGGCCACTAAGAGTTGAGGGAGTATTTGCTTCCTTCCAAGTTGCTCAAATCTTGCAACAATGTCTTCAGTAAGGAATTCAGAGTTCCCTGCTATTTCTTGTATCGTCATCCTATGGTCATCAATTAATTTCACGACAATCTCTCCGGCCTTGCTCCAGCACTCGATGCCCCGAGTAATTAAAGACACAATTTCGCCAACTAATGGATTTTGATTCTCAAGCTGCATATACTTTCTTTCTATTTAATGTTTCGTTTTTTATGTGTGCCAATGCTCCAATCATTTGGAAAAACTTCTTTTCCGATGGCCGCAATGGCGAGATTCTCAAGCGTTTCTTTAAATAGCGCGCTGCGCTTTTTGTAATTGCAAACTTAGGAGGAGCAGGTTGCTTTAGTAAAAAAGACCTATTGTCTTGTATACCTTCACCATATCTGTATTCTCTTCCTAATCGTTTTAAAATGATGTCTTTTCCAGATAAAAAGGATGTTTTTGGAAGGTTTGAAAAAAAGCGTGCATCGTATGCGTGCGGCTCATTACCAAGTGTGAAAATTTCTTCATTCCTCTCAACGCTTAGATACTTTCCATCGCTAAAGGAGTAAGCCTTCGAGACAAGTTTATGTTTAGGAATCTGCCTAAATAACCAAAATTTATCAGAAAAAATTGTGTTTTCTTGATTCCTATACTCCCACAAAATCCCAGTTTTTGGACATAAATAAGGCGGGTTTATTATGGCAACCTTATTTATATAAAAGCATTGAATTTCATCATCCTCTATGTTTATTTTTGATTTGTCAGTCGTTAACCGAATCACTCTGTAATCTTTTGATGTATACCAATATCCATTAGTTATAGTATCGCCATCAAAATCCTCGCTGCTTATCGGCTTATCACTAAAGCCTTCATATTTCCTAAAATGCTTCTTATCATCAGACAGAATATATTTAATTGCAGACTCTCGATCTAAAGAATATCTGGAATCTCCATACCACCCACTTGATCCCCGATCGTATGTAATTAACTTAGAGTCGGCAAAAAATAATGTGTCAAAATGAACATATTGTTTTTTAAAATTAGGCTCTAAAATTATGTCAATATGCCCCGGCTCTTGTTTTATATTTTTGTAAGACCATGTTAAATCTATCATAAATTCGTGCGCGTATCCACGCCGCGCCCCGGAGGTTTGAATCAGAACGGGATGTCGTCCGTCTCTTTGGCGGGTTTGGCCTTCGGCGCGGGGGCCGAGGATTTGGGTGAAACCCAGCGCTCAAGGGTGTTGAAGCGATGGCCGGGATCGGCTCCCTCCTCTTCGCCAAGAACGACCGTGGCCGTCTTGCCGATGAAATCCTCGGGCTGAACATCGATGTCCTCCCCTGGCACTACGGCGAACCCGCAGGCTTCGCGCACTTGGTCAATCTTCCACCCCGCTTTTTCGGTGAATGTCAGGTGCTCATGGACTTCCGGCCCCTTGGCACCCTCGCCGATCTCGACGCGGCAGATGAGCTTGATCATCGGGTTTCCGGCCTTGGATAGCTTCTCCATGGCGTTGACGATTTCGACTTTGTAGGTTCCCGGCTCCACGAAATAGACGGGCTTCGGTTCGGATTGTTTGTAGGTAGGCATATATTATTTTTTGGTTTTGGTTTGGCGGAGGGTGGTTATCGGTGACCCTGCCTTCACCGCTGACTCGTCCATTTCCACGCCGCACTCGGCGCAGAATTGGCGAAATTTGTCGGCGCTCATCGAACCGCCGAGGGCGAGGATGAGCGTTTCTTTGGAAACATTGGCGGAGGCGCGTGCGATGGCATCGGCCTCAACGAATTGACGGCCCGCGCCGGTCGTGACCTTCCAGCCCGGAATTTCCTCACCAGCGGCGAGGCGTTCCTTGAGAGCCTCCAGAACCGGCTTGGCGATCTCCTTCTCCGCGAGCTTCCAGTTTGCGGCGAATGCGGATAGCTCCACCGGATTGGCGAGGATTTGGTCGCGGATGTCGGAGAGGCAGAGGTCGGACTTGACCAGCGCCAGCGCGGCGCTCGATTGGCGCACCAGCGCGCGGCACGAGTTGGAATGAGCGCACCAGCCGCAGTATTCATTCGGCGTCGGCTCCGCCAACCGGCTCGACGCCTCAGCAATCACCGCCGAAACGGTCGCCTCGGCTTGCTCCCTCGTGAATGTGTAAGTCCGCCTAACTCTCTGATCGACATAAACGACATGAGCCGTCCACGAATTCGCAAAATGCTCGTGCATACAGGCAAGGGCGTAGGCCGCGAGTTGCTGCCTGTAGTTCCGCACTTGGCCCGTTTTTATGTCTGCCACCCATTGAGCCCGAACGCATACCGCGTCGGCCGTGCCGGGCTTCGAAAGGCCCGGCACCTCCATGCCGAGATGCTCCTCCCGCGTCTCGACATGGTAGCCACCCGAGAGCGAACGGAGTTCGTCCGCGCCCCACCGAGCCACCGCTTGATCTTCGGCGCTCAGCCCGTCGAAAGTCGTCGGGTCGTCCACCAAAAGCTCGCGGATCGCCCGATCCAGTAGCGTCCCACGCTCCGCCGCCGCGCTGGTGCCGGGTGCGCCCGTAAATAGGGCGCACTCGGCCAGCTTTGGCAGGGAACTCGGACTGATCTCCTTTACCACCAACTCTGTGACCTCTGTGTCCTCTGTGGTCAATCCGCTCACGCCGCCACCTCCATTTGTGCGGTTGCCTTAGCGATGAGCGCCTGCGGGCGGGTTTTGATTTGCGCCAGCAACTTCGGCGAGGCATTGCGCCAGGTCTCGCCCTCTTGGATGGAGCCGTTGCCGGTCAAGAAGGCATTCACCGCCTCCTCGTTGGCTTCCAGCAACACGATCGCCGCCATCGTCTCGGCACCGAGGATTTCGACGGCAGGCTCCGAGGTTTTGGGTGCAGGCTTCCCAAAGACATGCGCCACGGATTCCCACTCCATAGGCAACTCCTCGGCGAGGCCCGAGCGGGTCTTGGCGTCGTAGGCCGCCGAGTGGGTGGTCAAGATGATGCGCTCCTTGCCGCCGATGCCCTTGGCCTTGCCGTTCTCCTGCGAAACGGCTTTCGTCTTGAACCGGAAGAACCACAACTCATCCGCCCACTCTTTAACCAGCGGCGAGGACTGCTTGGAGAGCTTGAGTTCGTAGCGGTCGTAAGCGGCGAGGATGTCCGGCGGCTCGGTTCGCTGGACCTTGGAGTGCGCCAGGACAACCACATGCTTGCCTGCATCGATAAGCGTATCGAGAGCGGTCAAAAACCGGCTGACCTTTTCCGCCGCCATCACCCAGCCCTTGCCGAATCCGAAATCCTCGACGCTCTGCTTCTTGTTGGTGGCGAGCAGGTCTTCAACCGCCAACCGCTCCGCCCAGTCGGCGCTGTCGATGACCACCGTCTCGTAATCCGTCCGGCTGGCTTCTTGGATGCACTCGCCGAGTTCCTTCCAACTCGAGACCACCACGCGATCGACATTCAAATGGTTCGATCCGCCCTCGATGTCTAAAAACAAGGGAGAAGGGAATTTGCTGGCGAAAGTGGTCTTTCCGACCGACTCCACCCCGTAAATGACCACCCGCTGTGGCCGCTGTTGTTTGCCTTTAATTATTTTCATATCACTCAATTTGTTGCGCGTTGTTTTGGATGCGCGCCCCCCCGTCACCTGCCCTCTCGGGCGATGCTGAAATTTTATTCTTTCGACGGACTCACAGCCGCCGCTTGCCAAAGGAGTTCGAGCGTTGCCCACTGGCAGTGCTTGAAGCACTCCGAGCACACCGGCCCGAGGTCGTTATCTACCTGATCGGCTTCGCCTTGGCAGATGGCGCACCTAGTCATCGAAGTCCTCCAAGTTGTCGATGTCCCACTCCTGCCAGCGCTTTTTCCGCTCCCGCAACTTGCGGAGCCGTTGCAAAATATTTTCCTGCCCAAGGCAGTAACAGGCGTAGCAAGAAAAGAGCGAAAGCACCGCCAACGAGATCGCCATCCACCCGCTCATTTTGACCTCCTCTCCAACCGAATCTCGGTTGGTGTTAATCCGTGGATTTTTTGAAAAGCCACCCGTGCGGCCTCGCGGCTGACGGCCAGCACATAATCCCCGAACCGGCCAAAGACGCCGTTTGCCGTGCAATGCCAGAGGCTCATCGTGACATCCTCCAGGTAATCGCCCCGAGCACCGCCGGAGCGGCCATCAGTTGGAAAAACTCGATCCCGTAACCGAGGCAGCGCAAAATCGTGTCGTAGTCCATTACGCGGCCCTCCCCCGGCTGCTCGCCTGTTGAAGCCTGTTGCCGGTCGTGATTTTCAAAGCCCGAACGACATCGGCCTCGTCGAACTTCCACTCACGCCCGACCTTGAATCCTGGCACTCGATTTTGTGCCGCCCATTTAAGGAGCGTCGGCCTGGCCAACCCGAGCCGTTGCGCCATTTCAGTAGCGGAGGTCATTTCTTGCCCCTCCGTTTTTCGTTTTGAGCCGCCTCGCGGATCGCTGCTGCGATCAATCGGCTGATCGGCGTCCCTCCGTTTTTCTCGCTTTTTTGGCGGAGCCATTCAGCGAGTTCGTTCGGGAGGCTCACGCTGGTTTTTGTGTATGCACTTTGCATAGTGCTACCGATATCTCCGGTGCTACCGGTAAAGCAATAAAAAATTGTCAATGGGGTGTTCTACCCATACGAAGATTTCTATTGACATCCGCATGAACACTAGGTTTGCGGGCGAAAATTTATTTTTCAGAAAATTTGCGCACTGGTGTTTTCGGTGCTACTGGTGGGAGTATATGAAAGAGAAAACTCACCAAAAATTGAACATCTCGCTGCCGAAAGAACTCCACGACTGGGTCGTCAAAAAGCAGAGCGAAGAAAACAAAAAATCCCGGCTATCCAAGGCTTCAATCTCCGCCATCATTGCCGACGCTGTTCAGCAAACAAAGACCCGAGAGGATAATGAATTTCTACTGATGCAAGACTCCCCTTCCATCAAAGAAGAGATTGCGCAAACTGCCCGATCCTCCTCTCATATCACCTACCCCAAAAAAACTAGGGGGAAATAAACATGCCACACACCTATCATGTCGAGTTTTTTAAGACGCGCCTATTCAGCGGCACAATCGACGCCGACCGTCTCCAGAAAACCCTTAACTGTCTAGGTCAAGAAGGCTGGGTCCTCGATCGCACCATCGCCGAGCGCAAGCGAGTCTTGCTTCTATTTTCGCGCGAAGTCCATATCCTCATCTTCCGCTTCGTCGGAGCCGATCCAAAGCCAGAACTCATGCGCCAACTTCTCCGAGCCTACGGCCACGAGCCGCTGGCCTAAAGCGCCCAGAACTTCTCCGCGTCCGCCTTTCTCACGCCGCGCGCATATTTCTCCTCGACCATGCGCGCCGAGGAATGCCCGAGAAAATAAGCCGTCTTATTTGAATCCTGCCACATCGCCCGGTGCATGGATGCCGCCGTGTGTCGAAGGCAGTTCTGCGGCCACTCCGCCCACTTCATCTTTTCTGCGAGAGCGGTGCGGGCGCGCTTGATGATGTCCTCGTTGATGCGCGGCCATTTCTTCGGCAGATGCCTACGGAGGGCAGGCAGAATCGGCACGAATCGCGGCCGTGGTTGAAGGTCCGTCGATTTGCGGATCGGCACAAAGATTTCATCTTTCTCGATATGCTTCGGCTCACACCGCCACACCTCCGAGATTCGCATGCCGCCAAAAACTCCGAGCACGAGCCAAGCGCGGAGGCGCGCATCTTTTTTAGTGAGCGCCAGCAACCGCTTCACCTCCGCCACCGTCAAGAGGTGATGCTCCGGCGCGGCCTTCGGCGTGTCGATCTTGAGCACCGGATTGGTCGATGTGAGTTCGTAGCGAACCAGCCAATTCCAGACGAGCCGGAGATACACGAACCCTTGGTTCGCCGTAGTCCCCGACCACCCCGGCCGCGAGAGAAACGCATCGATGTGAATCGCTTTGATGTCGCGGAGTTCCTTCGCGCCATACTCCGCCACGAACTTCCCCCACCACCACTCCAAGAGCCGCCGGTGGTTCCCATCCTTCAGTTTCGGCATCCGCGCCAGGCAGAACTCCCGCCACCCCTGCGCCACCGTCATTGCCGCCGGGCCGGTGAAAGCCTCCGTCCCGCGAGTCTCCAGCTTCTCCAAGAGTGCCGCCTGATGAACCCTCGCCTCCGCCTGGGTGCGAAAAAATTCCCGCTTGGCGACGCCATTGATCCGCGAAAAAACCACGAATCGAGGTTCCCCCCGCACCGTAGCCGTGCGAATGGTGACAACTGGCTTGTTGCGCCGTGTTGCGCTTGTTGCGCTCATGGGGGCAATTTCAACCATTTGCCGTGCCATTTCAATCCATTTCGTGCGATACAGAAAAACGCCCGCCGAGCCAGTGTTTATGCGGTTCGAGGGGCTCCAGAAGGAGAGAGCCGACGACGAGATTTGAACTCGTGACCTATCGATTACGAATCAAAAAACGAGTGCTGTAAATCAAGGCTTTGCAAGAGTGTTGCGCTGGTGTTGCGCGGAGGTCTTATTTTGGCCGGTAAAAGTTCACATTACACCGCCTGCCTTTGATTATTATTTTGACGGCTCGTTTTTCGAGAATTCCATTTCGGACGGCTAAGTCTGCGAGTTGTCTGCCTGCATTTCCTCGAAGGCCGGATTGTTGTGCGATCTCGGCGTTGGTCTTCCACCCTTGTTTTTTCAGCTCGGCAGGGTCTTCGACGGAGGCAGATTCGAAAAAAGCGCTCCAGGCTTTTGTTAGATCGGGAGCAGCCACGGATGGCCGTTTTTTCGTTCGCATAGATTCACGGTGAGGGAGGTGTCGCAATAGTGGCCGTAGGCGAAGCCTTGGGACCATGCGAGCGTGGCGCGGCGGGCGCTGGCATACTCCATGTCGAATCGGGCGAGCATGCCGACGCAGTGGCCGGTGGAGCCGTCGAGCGTTCTGGCGCGTTCGCTGCCGACTCGATGGAGGTGGGCGAGGATGCAGTTGCCGTAGGTCTCGGCGTGGTCGCGGATGGCTTGGACATTGAACATGTAGCCATGCAGGAATTTTGTTCCGCCGAGTTGGGCGTAGCTTCTGATGTGGTAGGGATAAACTCTTGCCTTGAGCTTCTTGGCAGCGTCTTCAATGGCTTGGATCGTGAGCGTGGCGGCGTGCGCGGCGAGCGCGTTTGGCGAGGCGGCGAGCTTGTAGAGCCGCGCTTCGTGGTTGCCGAAGAGGATGTGCTGTGGCCGGAGTTCGTGGAGGAAATCAATCCCGGCGCTGAGATCGTCGCTGACGCTGGCGGCTCGGTCGGAGGAGTTCGGATCGTTGACGGCTCCAGTGCGGAACGCCGCTAAGTCCAAAAAATCTCCCAAGTGAAATGTCGCGGACGGCTCAGGTTTCCAGCGTTCCTTAAAAGTTAGGACGGCCTTGCGGGCTTCGGGGTCGATCTGGTCGCCGTGCGAGCATCCCACGGCCATCCATTTTTTCCATTTGCGAATCGGTGTCATGGCAGGTCGGGGATTTCGTTATCCTTGCGAAGTTCCCAAATGTAGGAACGGACCTTTTCGAGCGTGTCCGGGCAGGCTTTGCATTCGCGGCCTTCTTCGTCGCGCCATGACTGAAATTCGCCGCCGCCGTATTTAAGGAACGAGCGGATTTCTTGAAGGAGGTCGTCGATTATTAAAATCGTGTCCATGCCTTTGACCGCGCAGATGTGCTCGGTGCGTTCTTCGGGCAGGGTGAATTCGAGAGTGGCTTTCACGCTTCTTCCTCCTCTTCTTCGTCCTCGTCTTCTTCCTCGTAGGGCCAGAGGAGATCCTCGGCTTCGCGGGCGAGGGATTTCGCGGCGTAGTCGTTGCCGAATTTAAAATCCATGTTGTAGGTGGTGCCTTCGTCTTCCCAACTCACGACCGCGATGCCGTGGGCGAAATGCTCGGCGAGGAGGGCGCGGGCTTGGAGCATGACGGCCTCGCGGTCTTTGGGCGGGGCGGGTTTCTTTGCCATATTAAAGCACCCGATTGAGGGCGGCTAGGAGGGCAGCGTGGGCTGCTGGGGAGCAGTCGTCTTTGCGACCGGGCGCGATGTCGGCGTGGCGCAGGATGTTTGCGAGGGGAATGTGGTGCTCGCGCAGGATGGGCAGGAGGTATTCCACGGCGCTGAGGAGGGCGTCTTCGCTCAATGGGGTCGAGTAGGTGTCCCCTTCCCATGCTAGGCCGACGCTGAATGAGTTGACATCTTTGCGGCCTTGCCAGCTTGAGACTCCGGCGTGCCATGTTCTCTGGCTCGGCAGGGCGAGGGCGGTTCGTTTGCCGTTTCTGGCGATGATGCAGTGGTAGGAGACTTTGCTGACCGGATCGCAGCACCAGGAGACGCTGCCCGCGTAGGCTCCGCTCGTGTGGTGCAAGATCACATGGGTCGGTTTGATCACGCGGCCCGCGCTGATGTTGGGCGTGCGCTTGTTTGTCTGCTGGTAAAACTTCGGCTCGGGCTTGATGGTGCCGGAGGTTTTGGCCGGGGAGGTTTTGGCGGGCTTCGCGGGCTTCGGCTCGGGCTGTGGCGCGGGGGATACCTGCGGCTTGGGGAGCATAAAGAAGCGAGCGAGGAGGCTGATCATTTGTCGCGGAGAGTGCGGGTGTTGAGCTTCATCCCGGCGGCGGCGAGCATTTCGGGCGTGGGGGTGAACTCAAAGGTGACATCGCCCGCTTTCGTGGGGTAGGTCACGGCGCAGGAGGTGAGGAGCGCGGCGGCGAGGAGAAGAAGCAGGGCTTTCATTTTTCGTCGCGGAAAATCTCGTAAGCGGCGATGAGGCCGATCGCGGCGGTGGAGATGGCCTCCCACTGCTCGGGGGAGATGACGAGGCCGGACAAGGCTAGAACCGTGGCCAAACCGGCCCAGGTGGATCGTTGTTTCAATCTCGAGAGCAAGTCGTTCATGCTACGCGCGGCGTGTCAAAGCCCTAGCTGTTGTGGCGGTCGAGCTTGGATTCCAGCCGGTCCATGATCTGGATTGCCCGGTTGGTGGTCTGCTGGTTGCTGGAAATGACCTCGAGCATTTCGCGGTTGGCGGTTTTGAGGTGTTTCACGAATTCCTCGTTCTGCTCATCCATCTTCGACTCCACGCGCTCGAGGCGCTTGGTGAACCATCGAAACAGGATGCTGGCAAAAATGAGGCCGATCACCACGAGCGCGATCAGGTGCCAGGTGGCATCCTGTCGCGCGGCGTGGTTGACAAAGGTCAGTGCGGACTCGGGGGTCATGAGTTCGCCTGAGCGATGAGGTTGCCTACGATGGCTGTAGTCGCGACATTCGCGAGGCGCTCGGTGTTGAGGGCCGAGACTTTGGCGAGTTCGTCGGTCAACTCCGTGCGGACTTGGCTGGCCACGGTGGCGGCGCTTGGGGCTGTCGCACCGCTGACTGGGGCGTCGATGCGGGCGAGTTCGGTGGCGAGTTCCACGCGCACCTCGTCGGCGATGGCGGCTGCGGTTGGGACGGTCGGCGCATTAGTGAGGGTCGTGACGGTCGCCAAGGTGCCGGATGGCGCGAGGCGTGAGCTGATGGCGGCATCGATGCGGCCGAGTTCGACCGAAAGCTCGGTGCGGACTTGGCTGGCGATTTCGGCTTCGGTCGGCACATCGGGCGAGTTGGTGAGGGTATCGACCACGCCTCCGGTGATCTCTTTGGTGCTGGCGCTCCACACGGCGCTTGCCACGGAGGCAGCGCTGGGAGCGGCAGCGGTCGGGATGCTGTCGATCTTGCCGCCGGTGCGCTCGAGGTCGCTGCGGATGGCTGCGACAAGCGAAACTTCCGAGAGGTTCTGGTTGCCGATCGCTCCCACGATTGCGTTGAGCACGGCTTGGCCGTCGCCTTCGTTGAGGAGCGATCCTTCGACTGCGGTTGCGATTTGCGCGGTGGTCGGGATGTCGGATACCGCTGCGGGCGAGGCCGGGAGGTTGTCGGTTTTGCTTTTGATCGCGGAGATGTCCGAGTTGGCTGGCGCGGTGTAAGACGCCGAAGCCAGTCGGCTCGAAACGGAGGCGTCGAGATTGCTGAGTTCGGTCAGCTCTGTGCGAACGGCTGAAGCCACAGCGGCGGCTGTCGGGG